TTACTGAGGCAGCTTAAACGTCACTCTCGATAATCGTGAATTTAAGTACCCATCCTCATCATCAGCCTTAAACCATCCCTCACAGCTTTTATCACCACCCTGATAAATAAACCCTTGTGAAATCGTTTCGTTGATAATCCTCACCGTGTCAACCGCACCAGCCTTCCATGTCCGCCCCTTCCCGTCATCACTCTTGTAACTGATACACATAGACTGCACGACGCTCCTCGCCTGTAACGCCTCGATCTCATCAAATTTCAGAGCGACGCTTAACACTCCTTTCTCTAACACTACAGGATAGGCGCGATTCAGTTCATTCAATGACTTTAATAATGGAGCCGGAATTTTGTCAGCGGCTGACGTTGCAGAGATTAGTAATACACATAACCCAATGGTATATTTTATTTTCTTTTCCATGAAACACCTTCAGTCAATTAACTATCACAAACTCTGATGAATATTAGTCTTCATCATCATCAACTGTATCATCTTCCGGTTCCTTAATATTCCAGTCTGTAATCTTCACCTCAAATTCCAGCGACGTGGTAAACCCGCTGCTGCCAATTTCATGCACGCAACGTGTTATCACCCAGTCAGCCGTGTCAATTGCCAGTTTAAACCCCGACATTCTGGCGTGGAGTTCCGGATACAGATCAGCACGTCCGCGAGCCAGCGTCATGCTAAATTCCGCGGCACCGCGCTGGAGTTTTCTCCAGTGTGCATCAGCAGCGATGCGGGCAGCTCGCTCGGTCTTGAACGTCTTTCGCATCACAAACACATTGCCGTCAGTGCCGACCAGATACCCGCCCTCCCTTGCACTGGATGCCGGTTCTTTTTTCTTTTTCGTTGCCGTTCTGGCTGTTGTCCGTCGTTTACGCCTGACCTTTTTGGGCTTGGTTTTACCGAAGTTCAGATCCAGCCAGTACGCCGTGACGCCAGTGTACGCGTCGCGGTCAGCGACGCGAAATGAATGGCGGTCGCCACTGCTTCGCGTGATAGTAATGACAGGCAGCGGCTTACCACTTTGTGACAGCGATTGTCCCGGCACAAAAAACAACAACATGCCGTTTTTTACCGTCGTCACTGCACCGACCATTTCAGCCATGCGCGTGAGGAACGAAATATCAGACTCGTTAGTCTGGTCAGCGTGATCCAGCTCCAGCTTAGCCAGGTGTGCGGATACACCGGCCTTTAGCCCGTACCTGCTTGCGATGGCCGACACGATGTATTCCACGGTGACGTTGTGCCAGCTGTATTCCCGTTTCACGTTGAACGTGTTTCGAAAGTCGGCAGAGCGGGCGCTGACAATCAGCTGATCAGGCGGCCCCTGATGCGTGATTTCGTCTACAGTGAACACCCCTTTATCGATCAGCGGCTCACCCTGCCAGCCCAGCGCGACACGCAATTTCGCCCCCCTGTCCGGCAACGACAGTTTTCCGTCCGCGTCGTCCAGCGTAATTTCCAGCGTGTCCGCCTCAAACCCCCGGTTATCCGTCAGCGTCAGCGACATCACGCGATCGTTGAGCTCTGTTATCTGGTCGTCACCAATACGAATTAAAAACGCCGGGCGCGGCGAGTAATCGCCAAGCCCGTCTGAAATGTCGCTGATCGCGCTGCTGATTATGTCTGACATCCTGTTTCCGCCGTTCTGTGTTGACGCCCCATTCTGACTACGCGCGCGCGTAACAACGACGCCCGTCGATTGTCACCGGCGCGCGACACCGCAAACGCCGTGCGCCCGCGCGGGCTGGCATGGATGATGATGACGGACATTTGACAGATCGAGGCTATGACATGAGTGATACCTATCACCACGGCGTCAGCGTTGGCGAATCGACCGACCTCAGCACCATCATCACCGATATCAAGTCGGCAGTGATCGGCGTGGTCTGTACCGCTGATGATGCCGACGCCACCACCTTTCCCCTGAACGAGCCGGTTTTGCTGACGCGCGTTGCCAAAGTACTCGGCAAAGCCGGTAAAACCGGCACGCTGTACAAAACGCTGAAGGCGATTTCCGACCAGACCAGCCCGTACACCATTGTTGTACGCGTCGCTGATGCCAGCAACATTGCGGCCGCCAACGGCGAAACCGCACCGACGCAGGATCAGCTGATTATCGGCGGCACGGACGCCAACGGGCGCTACACCGGCCTGTTTGCACTGCTGTCCGCTGAGGCCCGTGTCGGTTACCGGCCTCGCGTGCTGGGCGTTCCCGGCCTGGACACGCAAGTGGTTACCGCGCAGCTGGCTGTTATAGCAGAAAAGCTGCGGGCATTCGCGTACGTATCAGCCCACGACTGCGCGACAATGGCGGAGGCCGTTGCGTACCGTAAAAATTTCTCGCAACGCGAGCTGATGATCATCTGGCCCGACTGGATCGCCTACAACGCCACGTCTGCCAAAAGCGAAACCGTTCCGGCGGTGGCGTACGCGCTCGGCCTGCGCGCCAAAATCGACGAAGAGCAAGGCTGGCATAAGGTTTTGTCTAACGTCGCGGTAGATAACGTGCTGGGCATCAGCAAAGACGTGTATTTCGCGTTGCAGAGCACGGACAGTGACGCCGACTTCCTGAACAGCAACGGCGTGACCACGCTGATCAAACAGAATGGCTTTCGGTTCTGGGGCTCCCGCACCTGCGACGCGGAAACCTTTTTCTTCGAAAGCTATACGCGAACGGCGCAAATCCTCGCCGACACCATCGCCGAGGCGCATTTCCCGTACATCGACAAACCGTTAACGCCGTCGCTGGCGAAAGACGTGATCGACGGTATAAACAAAAAACTGTTGGCGCTGGTCACGTCCGGAAAGCTGCTGGGCGCGAAGTGCTGGTATGAGAACGACGCTAACACTAGCGAAACGCTGCGCACCGGCAAGCTGACCATCAAATACAACTACTCGCCCGTTCCGCCACTGGAACACCTGGATCTGATTCAGGAATTCACGGACGAGTATTACGCCACATTCGCTAACACGTTCGGGGGCTGATCATGGCACTGCCTAAAAAACTGAAATATTTCAACATGTTTATCGATGGCGATAGCTATCTCGGCATGATCCCTGAACTGACACTGCCTAAGCTCAGCCGAAAAATGGAGGACTATCAGGGCGGCGGAATGCCCGGCAGTGTGTCTATTGATCTGGGGCTGGAAGCCGGGGCGCTCGATATGGAACTGACGATGGGTGGCGTTGATGCGCGACTGCTGAAAAAATACGGCGCACCGGCGGCGGACGCCATTCAGTTCCGCTTTTCAGGATCGTACCAGTCAGAAGACACCGGCGAACCCGTCCCGGTCGAAGTACAGACGCGCGGGCGCTACACCGAGGTTGACACAGGGTCGGCAAAAATGGGCGATGACACCACGAACAAGTTCACTCTGAAAAACACGTATTACAAACTGACCATTAGCGGCGAAGACGTTATCGAGATTGACGTCATCAACGCCGTGTTCAAGGTCGGCGGCACCGACCGCATGGAGCAGCATCGCGCAAACATGGGGCTGTAATCCGCCCCAAATCCAAACCAATATTTTTTAACCGGAGATAGCACCATGTCACAGACCATTACACTGCAAACCCCGCTCACCCGTTCCGGCGGCGATGTAACCACCGTCATCATCACCGATTCGCTGAAACAGGCCGGCAGCCTGCGCGGGCTGAAAGTCTACGATGTGATGACGTCCGACGTTGACGCACTGATGACGCTGATCCCGCGCGTCACCAGCCCGGCACTGACGCATGATGAATTGCGCCGTATGGACGTGTGGGACTTCTGCCAGTTCGCCAATGCGGTGGCCACTTTTTTGCAGCCGAATTCGGCACCGATCGAACCGGAGACGGTCGCCGAATAACACAATGCCCTTTCGAGTGCATTGAAGACCCTATGGCCGATATTGCCGCCATTTTTCACTGGCCGCCGTCGGCCATGTACGACATGACGATCAGTGATCTGATCGCATGGCGGAGCCGCGCGGCCGCACGCAGCGGAACCCCGGAATGACAGATCGCAACCTCAATATAAAAGTGGCCTTCGGCGCCACGAACGGCATCAGCGCCGCCGCCGGTTCAGCACGGAACAGTACGGCGGCGCTGGCCGCACAAATCAAAGCCACACAATCCACCCTCAAAGACCTGGAGCGGCAGGCCGGCAGCTTTGATCGCCTCAGCGCCGCCAGCAATAAAACCGCACACGAACTGGAGGCCGCGAAAGCGCAGGCAGCGGCAATGCGGGCGGCATACGGCCCGCTGAAAGGGCGCACGGATGAGCAAACGGCAGCACTGGAGAAACAGCGCTCTGTTATCGCGCAACTGTCGCGCGCGCACTCCACAGAACAACAGAAACTCACGCAGATCACGACAGCCATCGGTCAGCACGGCGTCGTGCTCGACCGGAGCAGGGCCGCCACAGAACAGATTAGCCAGGCCACCGCCCGCTATAACCAGCAACTGACCGAGCAACAGCGCCGATTAGCCACTGCAAGCGAGGCACAGCAGCGCTACGACAAAGCCAAAGCCACGCAGGAAAAGCTAAAGGATTCGGGCGGCAAGGCGCTGGCCGTTGGCGCGACAACACTGGCACCCGCGCTAGCATCTGTAGCAGCGTATTCATCGACTGAGGACGCGATGAAAGGCGTCGCGAAACAGGTCAACGGCCTGTTGGATGACAAAAACCAACGTACCGGGTACTACAAGGAGATGCAGAGCGCGATTCAGGCGCGCTCAGAAGCGATGCCGTTACAAAACGGCGCTATCGATTACGCAGCGCTGGTTGAGGGCGGCGCGCGGATGGGGGTCACAAACGGTGATGACCCGTTTGAAAAACAAAAGGCCGACCTGCTGGCGTTTGCAGACACTGCCGCCATGGCGGCCAAGGCGTTCGAGTTGCCTGCCGAACAGCTGTCAGAAGACCTCGGCAAAATCGCCGGGCTATACAAGATCCCCACGCAGGATATTGAACAGCTGGGCGATACCATCAATTATCTTGACGACAACGCCAAATCAAAAGGCAATGAAATCATCGACGTGATGAAACGCGTTGGTGGTTTGGCCGATAAGCTTGATTTCCGCAAGGCCGCGGCATTGGGATCAACATTTCTCACTTTGGGCGCAGCGCCAGAAGTGGCAGCAAGCGCAACCAATGCCATGGTGCGCGAGCTGTCGATCGCCACAAAACAGAGCGATAACTTCAAAGAGGGTCTGAATAGCCTGGGCCTCAGCGCCGAAAAGATTCAAAAGAGCATGTCCGTTGATGCAATGGGCACCATCATTACAGTGCTTGAGTCAGTAAAAAAACTCCCAAAAGACCAGCGCACACCAGTACTGACGCAAATTTTCGGTAAGGAATTTGGCGATGACGCTGAAAAGCTGGCAGGCAACTTGCCAGAGCTTTACCGCCAGTTAGAGCTAACAAAAAGCGCGGCAGCAAAAGGCTCAATGCGTAAAGAGTCACTGGTAGACCTCAACTCGTCATCATCGCAATGGCTGCTACTCAAGGCGATGGTAAAAAATACGATGAGCGATATCGGCGAGACAATGAGCGCAGAGGTCATGAAGCTGCTGTCATCGCTACAATCGGTCACACAGGGCATCAGACAGTGGATCGCGGCGCACCCGCAACTATCCGCCGCCATGACAAAGGCGGCCGTCGTGATTGGCCTGCTGGCGACTGCATTCGGCTCACTGGCATTGATTGCCGCCACGGTGCTAGGGCCGCTGGCTCTGCTGCGCATGAGCATTTCCACGCTGTCCGGCGGCACCGGCTTTGGTCTGCTGGGGACATTGACCAGCCGATTATCGTTTAACCTCACCGGGCTGTTACCGTCACTCGCTCGCGTTCCTGCGGCGCTGCTGTCGTGGCGCGCCGCATCAACAGCAGCAGGCGGCGCATTGGGCAACGTCTGGAAAAATATCACCAGCATTGGGAGCGGAGTAAGCGGCCTGGCCGGGCGCGTCAGTAGCGGGCTGTCGATGGCCTTCACCCAGCCGGGCGCCGCGTTAAGCGCGCTGGGCAACGGGTTACGCACGCTGGTTAGCGGCGGGCTATCGTCACTCGGCAGTACCGGCATGAGCATTTTCACGGCGCTGCGCACAGGTGTCATGCTGTTGATCAGCCCGATCGGTTTAATCGGGATGGCGATAATCGGCGCGGGCCTGCTGATTTACAAATACTGGCAACCCATTCAGGCATTTTTCAGCGGCTTTTTCACTGGCGTCATGACCGCCCTTGAGCCGCTGAAGTCGTCATTCGCGGCGCTCTCTCCTGTATTTGACAGCATTGGCCTAGCGATTAGCCGCGTGTGGAACTGGTTCAAAGAGTTGTTCACTCCCATCCAGCAGACGTCCCAGGATCTGGAGGCGTGCAAAAACGCGGGCGTGGCGTTCGGTAACGTGGTCGGCGCGGCGCTTAACGGGCTGGTCAGCATCATCCTGAAAGTGGCGGCCGGCATCGGCTGGGTACTTGAAAAGCTCGGCGTGATACCGGAAGCCGCCAGCGCGGCCGCCGCAGCGGCAAACCAGATGAATAACGCCATGCCGGAAAAAGGCAGCGAGCCGAAAAAGCCGGTGATGTACGTCTGGGACGAGAAGCAGAAAAAAATGGTGGCACAGGAGTGGACGCCATCTCAGCCCAAAAAAGACGACGCCGCCGTTATCAAAGCTGGCGACGCAGCAAATAACAACAAGCCCACGGATACACCGAAACCAGCGGCGCCCAAACCACCGGCCGGCGCACTGGATCTCAAGGGTCACAACACGCTGAAAAAGGATAAAAACAAGGAAGACGCCAGCCAGCCCACATCTGAGACGCGCGATCCGAACAAGCTCGGCGATATTGTATTCAAGAATGTACCACCGGCCATGCTGTTGAGCGGCGGTTATGCCGAGCCGCGCATAGCCGCGTCGGCAGGCGCAGCACCGAAGTCATCGCAAGCCGTGGCAAAGGCAGGTGCGCCGGTCGCAGGTTCGCCAGCATCGCCGCTATCCGTTCAGCCAGCCGCCGCGACAACGCCAGTCAGCAACTCAACTGCAGCACAGATAAAAACGGCGATGTCTGCCGGCATGTCCAGCACAGACAATTACGTCATTAACATCAATATCAACGACGCGCGCAGCCTGGACGAAAACAAACTGGCAGCACGTATCAGGCAGGAAATTCAGGCCATCGAGCGCAACAAACAACGGCGACGCGGGGCGCAGCTCACCGATCGCGCGGAAGCATAGGAGCCAATACCATGATGATGATTCTGGGGTTATTCCCGTTTATGCGCAGCACTACGCCGTACCAGTCGCTTGAACAGCAAGTGACGTGGCGCCACGTCAAAAACGAACGCGTCGGCAAGTTTGCGCGCTACCAGTATGTCGGACCGGGTGACGATAAAGTCACGCTGTCCGGCGAGCTATACCCGGAGATA